TTAGCACCTGTTGCTATGCCACAACGTCAGCGTGTCCCTGAAGAAGCTTTAGCACTTGTCTCTGCACCGCAACGTGCAGGTAGGTTTCCTGAGGTAGAGGTAAATGCAAGGCGTGTATCTGAGCAGCCTTTAGAGGTTGTTCCGGGCGTTGATCCTGTTGATGCGTATCTAGACAAAGTATTACAAACTACGCCAACACTTACAATGAGACAGCCTGTTGAACCTGTTAAAGATCCTCGTGTTGAGCGTAAACTTGATCCTGTTGATGCGTATCTAGAAAAAGTAGAGGCTATAAAAGAAAGAGATAGGATTGGTTTTATAAGACAAGTTGCACAGGGTGTTACTCTTGGATTTGCTGATGAGCTAGAAGCATTAGCGTCTGGAGAAGAATACGACGTAGCTATTGAGCGTATACGTAACGAAATGGCTGAGTACCAGTTGCGAAGTCCTCGCGCTGCTTTCTATGGTGAAGTAGGTGCCGCACTGCCTACTGGTTTTGGTGTAGCTGGTGGCCTTAGTCGTCTTGGTGTTAAGTCGTTCATGGGTCAAGGCGCTCTTGAAACAGGTGCGTATGGCGTTGGTACAGGTGAAGATACAGAAGAGCGTCTTATTCAAGGTGCATTCTACGGCACTGGCGGTGCAATCGTAGGTCGTATCTTTGACGGTATCTTTGATCCTTCTCTTGGTAAGCAGTCAGGTTCTGTCAAACAACTAAACGACAAGAAGACTGCTGTGCACGAAGAAATACTACAAGAAGCTAAGGTTGTTCGTCCTACTGCTGAGTTGTCTGCTGATGAGTTGGCTACTCAACTACTTATACGAGAGACGGAATACTTAGGTGATGTTGTTGGTCGTCAAGGTATAATACCCGCTGACCTAGGAAGTATGCTTACTCGTATGCGTACTTATGCTGAAGACATGGGCGTAGACATGAAGCAGTTCAATAAAGTCTACAAGTCAAATAAAGAGATAGCTCTTTTACGAGATAAACTAAACCAAAAATTTGATAGTTTGGAAGAGTTGTCTTTGTTGAGACAAGACTTTTTAGACATGACAACTGGTCGTTTGTCCGCTGATGTTAACAGAACAATACCACAAGCACAAAGCACTCTGATTAAGTTACGCCGTCTTGCTTCTCCGCTGGCTACTCTGGCTGAAGAGACGGTAGGTACTGCTTTTTCTCAGCGTATCATACTTGCTATGAACCGTGTAACTCGTGGTCAAACTACGTTGGATAAGATGTGGAAAGGTATGGAGCCTTTTCGTGAGCTTGCACAGGCCAACGTCAAGTTTAACGACGCATTGCTGGATGTAATGAATAATCGTTTAGCAAAAGAGTTTAGAGAGAAACGTCTGCAAGCTGCTATCAACATTGCTAGAGGCAAGATAGGACAAGGCGCTGAAGCTAGACTAAACAAATTCTTTGATGACAATCTAGAATTTTCTAGGAGGTATCGACAGGAAGTAACAGCAGGTGATCTATCTCGTTTGTGGATGCATTCTAATCTTAGGTCTACAGGCGAGGATGTTAGCTTACGTTCTTTTAGAGCAAAAGGACAAGCTAAAGCAGAAGACGCAGCCTCTAAAGATATTAAACGTCCTTCAATGAAGAAGTGGCGTAAGAAAAACGCTGGTAAAGATAAAGAGTATGAAAATATTTTTGACTCTCATTGGAGATGGCAACGACAAACTCTGACTAGATTGGAGCTAGGTAAACAACTTGGTTTCCGCACAGCAGGTAAACCTCTTGTTGGTAAAGGTAAAAAAACATTAGAAGAGACAGCAGCCGCTGAGTCAGGCTCATTTAAGTTGTTTGATGACAATATTATTAAGGAAGCTTTAAAGAGAGAGGGATACTCTGACGTTCAGATTGATAATGCAATTCAGATTATTGATGACCTTGGTATCAACGCCAACAAAGGTATGTCTCACGAACTAGAGATGATTCGTAGTCTTGGTTACGTAGGTACTATTGCTAACCCTTATGGCGCTCTGATGAACGTGCATGACTTGTTTAACGCATCGTTTGAGTTAGGTGTTAAGAACGTGTTAGGTGCGTTGTTCAGCCGTAACGGTATTTCTTTTTCTCCTGAAGATATGGGTCTTGCCCGTCAGGTGTTTGGAGACTTTGTGCGTAAAGCGCGTAAAGGAACAGATGAAAAACTACTAGGTAAGATAAGTGGTAATGCTTTTCTAGAACGTGCTGCGGAGGCTAGTGAGTCTCTGCTTGAGGCTTCTATGAAGTTGTCTGGTTTTGCCAAGCTAGATCAGTTTGGTAAGAGCAGGATCATGGGTGCGTCGTTTCGTCGAGCAAGACAAGACATAGGAAATGGTTCGTTTGATAACAAGTGGCAGTACAGTTTTAGTAAAGGTGAGTTAGATCAACTGAAGCGTGACATTGCTGCTGGTAACACAAATAGCGAGCTTGTGCGTGATCTTGTCATGTTTGATCTGTTTAAACTGCAGCCGATTAACGCTGCCGCTCAGACTGCGTTTGGTCTAGCAAATCCAAATGCTCGTTTGTTCTATATGTTGAAAGGCTTTGCTATCAAACAGTTTGATTTGATGGAGCGACGAATCATCAAGGAATGGCAAGCAGGTAATAAGAGACAAGCACTAGAAAATACCATGAAGTATTTGATTCTGTCTGGTGGTGGTTATGGTATTGTTAACGAAGCGCGTCAGGTTGTTAAAGGTGATGCTCCTGATCCAGAACAGATGGCTATGGGTGCTTTGTATCAGATAGGCTCTGTATTGACGTTCGGTGCTATGGGTGCTAACGATTACGGCTACGACAAGTTTATGAACGATCCTGCTACAGCGTTCATGAACAACATCCTACCACCTGTAGGGGCTACGCTACCTGCAAACGTTCTTGAAGATACGGCTGACGTTGCTCGCGCATTGATGGCTGGTGAAACACCTGATCCTCTTCCTGATGATACTATCTACTCGTTACCTATAATTGGTAAAATACTAAAAGGAATCTTTGACGATGACTGATGACAAACACACAGTATCTTATACATCTATCGACTATCACAGTATGTGTCAGAAATCTAAGGACCTCATCAAGAAGATGCAAAAGAAAGGAATACCTACGCCCCATGACCCTAAAGATAAGGCAGAGGACGTAGGTAAGTCAGAAGGTTATTCAGTAATCTTCATGTCATAGTTCGCAGTTATTACCTGTGCAAGCTAGTTGTTGACTACCTTCAGTCATATCGGATTCCTCATTGATGTCCCAATCAATCTCAGTGGGGAATCCTTTTACTAGCTGGTTGTACGTTTTCTTATCTACAGGTTCATACGGTGCCTGTTGGTACGTATGGTCTGAGTACGGTAAGAAGCTGATACCTGACACCTTGTCGAACTTGTTGTACAACCACTGCCCCACCTCAAGGAACTCATCGTCCCTGTAATAGCAAGTCATAGATGGCTTATGCTCACACCAGTAGTCCTGATATATTTCCCATAACTCTAGCTGCTCCATAGCACCCATTTCTGAGGCTGTCACAGCGCCCTCAGGAGACGCGATAGGGAAGCTGAATACCCGTGTACTAGGTGACATGAGATCGTCCTCTACAGGGACACCAGCAGCCTCTAAGACGGAGCAAAGTGGGTCACGAGCGTCAGCACGGACTCGTCTAACATATTGACTGCTGTAGCGAGGGTGAATGCCACTAGCAGAATCGACCAACTGACTAACAGTGCCTGAAGGCTTAACCGCAGTGATAGCGGCAGATACATTGATACCCAATCTTTCAGCCCACGCTTTGTTAGTTTCGATAGCTTCATTACGCATCTCCGTTAGCCACTTCTTCAGCTTGGCTTTGTCACCTCTGCCAGATAACAAAGGATGATCCATGATACCTGTAAGTGATACACCTAGTAGTGCTTCTTCCTCTGTGTTTGTCTTCCAGATGTTACGCAGGTAACGGAAGTCAGTCAACGTAGCTTGTAGAGTTCCAAGGATAGACGCAACCCGTACTTTTCGTTTGAGGTCCGCGAGACTATCGGTCGGCCTGACAACAACTTCTGATAGATTACAGAACTGATAGGGTCGGAGGATGATTTCACTACATGGATTAGTCCCAAAATCGTAGGTAGCATCTCGTCGCTCGTTTCTTGCAGCTTGCTGTTGACTAGCCACTCTAGAAAAGACACCTCGTTCTCCTGATCTTGATTCATACAAACTTGTCCATTCATTCAAGAAAGCCTCAAAGTCAGGCTTCTCTGTGTAACACGCAGAGTTGTTAGCTAGTCCGCGCTGTGGATTGTCTTGCCACCATTGTCCATGCTTACATCGTCGGATGCGGTCATCGGTGAGGTTACTGAGGCTGATGAGGGCGCTGCGTCTAACTCCCCCAACGACGACGATTTGAGCAATCTTGCAGCAAAGATCGTGGCACTCAACGGAGCTAAGTCTTCGGCCAGCCGCAGCTTTAAAGAGGTCAACTGTGAATCGAAACAGTTCAAGCAAAGGCTCTGGACCGCTTGCTCTACCTCCGAAAACTTTGAGCGGGGCACCTGAAGGTCGTACTCTGCTAACATCCCATTCGGGAATCTGACCCGAATACAACAATGATACCAACTCCCTAAACGATTTCGCCCATCCGATCTTCGAATCTGCCACGTTAATAACTGTGTCGGTTGCATGGAATGTCTCCGCTACTTCTGGTAGTTTAGAAATATACTGGCGCTCAACGCTGAAGCCTACTCCAGTGCCGCACATCAGAACGTACATCATCTCATCGAACGCTTTGGGATGATCAATAGGAAGATAACTACAGTTAAACCCTGCTACGTTGTCACGCTCCAGCGCCTCACCTGCAGTCATTAGTGCCCTCATGCTGGGCATTACATCTAGGTTGTCAATGGCTGTAAGTATTTCATCATAAGACTCTTCGATGTCAAACTTATTTGCAAAGTAATTGACGTACCTTGCTACTGTTTCTTCCCAAGTCTCCCTACGCTTCTCCTCAGGCAAGTACCTAGCGTACCGTGACTTGTGTATGTATTGTTGGTATGCATCCATTTATTCTGGTTCTCCTGTTATTCCTAGTGTTTCATTAATTATCGCCGCCGCTGCTAAGTGAAGTGTCATAAACACTCCATCAGGGTACTGCTCTGACGATGTTACTTCTAGTGGGTATCCGTTCTCAAAGAATACCACAACAACCTTAGGGTTTCTACCCTCTTCTATTTGATTCTGTGCCCTTAACGAACAAGAAGCAAGAAACTCATTAGCAGGTATATCTTTTTTGAAGTTACCTTCGACTAGTTGCATTGTATTTCTCGTTGTATCAACATCTCAAGATAGTGAATAGCTTTACGCAAATCCTCTACTCCATTTTTGTCTTTCCAACGTGTTATATATTTTACTGCATTGGCTTCACACCAATCCAAATTGTTAGCAATGATGAAGTCAATAGGTTGTATCTCATACCTGTTGTAATGATTACCACCTACCTGACGTTTGATTGCTGTGTCGTTGGGATGCATCAGCTTACCGTAAGCTGTTTTGCTGGCCTTGTCCCAATCTTCAGGCTTAGCTTCGTTAATAGACATCTTCTTCCTCTAGATCAAACTTCCAACTATTGTTGTTCACCTTGTCAGCGAACCGTTCAACTAACTCCTCTGACGTAATCTCTAACGCCTCCATGATTGTTATCTCATCGTAACGTCGAGCTATGCGATCCATTATTTCGTCAAGAGTTAGCACCGTACTTCCCCCGCAGGTATGTCATAGACACGGGCATCTCATCAAACGTGCCGTTATCTACTTCGTTCAACATCCAAAGACCTGACCATGAACCGTTGGTCTGTGGATTAAGATACTCCTCATCATGCTGATAATAAATACCAGCAAACAAAGATGTCATTCGCTTTCCTGCTGCGTTTCTGTCAAAGGCAATGTCTCTGTCTTGGACATGGCCCATGACGCATGACATATGTTTCTTTTGGAGCAGTAGCTTTGCATTAGTGACTGGCCTGCCCATGACACCGCTAGTGAAAAAGTGGCAATAAGCAACACCGTCCACAATAACCGGCTGAAGAAACGGATAAACCTCCCAGCCTCTGAGATTGAGATCCTCATAACTCATGAGTCCTTCTAGTTTAGCATCGTTCTCTACAGCACGTTCAATCCTGTGTTCATGATTACCTAAGGTAAAGATAAGTCGGGGCTTCCACACCTTCTTCTTTCTTCGACGCAGGCGGGTCTGCTCTGCCCTGATGCAGTCCATGAAAACCTGCATGGCTTCATTGCCTGCCTCTACATCAGCAGAGTAGCGCCGACCTTCAAACGACTTCTTGCCTACGTCATACGATGACAACGATGGCATGTCCCAATGGTCCCCCAGATGAATAATTGTGTTAGGTTTAGTGGCACAAGCATAACGGCCTGCCCATACCATATGGTCAATAGGATTATTAGGTTTGATCTGTGTATCAGGAATTACTAGATGTCTCATCGTCGCCATCCTGTAGGTATTGTGTCAAGAGTGTACCAACGGAATCCATGCTTCTCTGCCCATTCTTCCATTGTGTAGCGTGTACCATCTTTTCTTCTTCTGGATCCCGGCATTGGTGTGCTTGGTCTTTGGAAGAGAAATACCAACTCCTCCTTTGGGCTGAGTGTCTCTGCGATGATGACATACTTGCGTGCCTCCTCAGATGTTCTGAATCGACCCTTGGCCTCTATGTAAATAGTTTTAGTCCTATGCTTGTAAACAAAGTCTGGTTCATAGCGTTTAGGTACAAGATAAAATAAAGGCTTATCAGGGTGGTACTCGCAGCCTTGCATGATGTCATGAGCTTCTTTCTCAAACTTGGAATCATATTTCTTCATACAACTAGGTTGGTTAGTTCTGATATAGGTAAGTTGTAACAATCAGCTTTAACCACAAAGCCGTTGTCTCCATCTTTGTCCCCTCTTTTTAATAACCTAGCACGATTAAAGTAGTCATCTTTGCTGCAATCTCCCAGCACATACAACGCACCCCCTTCTATGTAGCGTGTAAAAATGTACATATCACAGTCTTGATGAGTAGATGTTGCGGCTATACTGCAATCATAGTAGGGCTTAGGGGCAACAGTGGTGCGTTTCGTTTTCACATCTACTGTTCTTCCATCATCAAGAGTAAGATCATAGTCTTTTGTTGGAGAACGTTTAACACCTAACATATCAGCAACGACAACTTCTGCTAAGAATCCTGCAAAGTTTCCTTCTCCTTTAGTTATACTATTGCGTATGTGCCCCATCTCTTTAGCAAGTTCACGGGCTTTGTCTTTCTGTTTTTTTGTTGGGATGATTGTTTGCACTGCTAAATCTCCGATGGCTTCTCGTACTTATCATCAGGTGAACGTAACAGATACAGAAGCTGTAGACTTTCTAGCAGTCTGTCTTCGTCAAGCTCGTTATCCCAATAGTGAGTAAGACAAGTACTGTAACACTCCCACTCTGTTGTACACGGGTCAATGATCTTGTCTGCTTTCTTAGGACCAATGCCATGTATTCCGGGTATGTTGTCAACACGGTCACCCATCAGCGCCTGTTTATACAACCAGCGCATGGCTTCATCTTCCTTAAATGCATTTAAGTTTTTCTTAGTGTAATCATACATAGGACAAGGAACCTGCTTGAAGTCTTTATCCAACGAACAGATGATTGCCTTGTGGTCTAACTCAGTTGCCTTGATTGCAATAGCATCATCAGCTTCCATACCGTTGACAACCTGTGCGTTCCACTCAGAAACCATGTAGTCACGTAGAAGGTTCTTGTGTACTGGTACTCGCTTGTTGTCACGATTACCTTTGTAGGGTTGGGTAGTGGCAACCTCGTCCCTGAAGTTACCCTTACCCGTTAGGTACACAATGCTGGATGTGTAGTGATCAGACAAGTCCATGACCATTTCGGACAGGTAGTTGTCTAGGGTCTGCGTTGCAACGTCAGCACTTTCTTCGTCGCAAGCAAACCCCACACGGTACACCAGCATATCACCGTCAATCAGTATCACAGAGCTTCCATCTCTTCGACTTCAGGTGCGTACTCTAGTACCTCGTCAATCACAAGGCGCTTAAGCGTGGCACTACGACCTTTCTTCTTGAGGTATTCCCAATCGTAGTATCCGATGAGACACTTAGCCTTGGAACCATTACCCACAACGACTCCTGATTCTGGGTCGTCCATCTCGTCACGCGGTGTGCGTCCTTTGATGAGCAACTCGGAACCGTCTGGGTTGAAGGCTCGGTACTTGTTGTTTGACTTACAGGTGATGTAGGAGCCACGATCATCTCCTTTGTTGTTGATGTTGATACCCATGTCTTCCAACGCAGTGATAGCAGCGTCAGATAGATTGGCAAGATCAACCGTGTACTTACCAGCTAACTCATTCTTGTGAGTCAGGTTAGGCCAGAACAGGTCACACTTTACCATTACATTAGGTGCTTCGTTAGACATAGTAGCATTTCTCCTGCTAGTTAAACTTACCATAATATTATACCACGTAAAACAAGATTGCGCTAGTGGGTATCTGCCCAACTATTACCAACCCTGTACTCTCCGTCCAGCGGACAGTTCAGTTGCAAGGTTTCCCCTGCGAATATCATTGCGTTGACGCACGACTTGCCAATGAAGTCTGCATCTTCCGGTTTGCATTCTATCTGCCACTCATCGTGTACCTGTGCCACCAGCTTGAAGTCAACACGAGCCAGCAAGTCATACAGGATAACGATAGCCTGCTTCATAACTACAGCACCGGCACCTTGTAGCAGTGTATTCAGTGCGGCGTGTTGTGATCGTACACGTATTAGTCTGCCGTCAAGACCAGTAAGAAAACCAGAGTCAGCTTCATTCATAACCTCTGAACGTAGCTTTGCCAGCGCAGGTGTGTTCTCTAGGAATGCAGCCTTGAGTCTCTTGCCGTGAGCAGCACTGCCACCCACAACACTGCCGATCTTGGCGTCACCTGCACCGTACAAGAAAGCATAGATAAATGTCTTGGCTTGATCCCTTGTCTCTAGTCCTGCGGCTGTCTGGTTAGCTGTATGTATGTCACCCGATAGTATCTCGTTGGTGTAGGATTCATCATCCATGTAATGTGCAAGCATACGTAGCTCAAGACCACTGGCATCAGCACCAACCAGAACACGGCCCTCAGGTGTGGTAAACAACTCACGACACTGCTTCCCATACTCAGCCCTTACAGCAGGTATCTGAGCCATGTTCGGAGAGGAGTGTGCCATCCGTCCGGTGACAGCGCCGATGTGTCTGACTCTCCCATGTATCCTGCTACCTTCGCCCACTGCCTTAATCCACGAGTCAACATGAGAGGCGCGCTTCTGGCAGAGAAGGTAACGGAGAATAATCTTTGCTTCGGGAATGTGAGTCTGCTTCTTGAGTGTAGCCTCATCGACCTTCGGTTTTCCTGCGGGAGTGAGTTCCTCCCACACAGCGCCCTTGCCAGCAAGCCGCTCTGCAATCTGTTGTCTACTGCCGACATTGAATACCGTAACTTTGTCCTTGAGTTTCTTACCTGTCTTGTCACTGTACCTTTCCTCTACGATAGGCGGGAACACCTGTTGCAAGTCTTTCTCAATCCTATGCATACGAGTAGTAAGTTCCTCGTATAGCTTTACTGCCCCCTCTCTATCAAACTCAAAGCCGTTGTCTTCTTGATCCTTGCAGATAAACGCAACGCTATGCTCCAAGTCAACGCAGTGCTGAGTAAACCCAAACATCTGCATCTGTTGCATCAGTGCATTGTGTAGCTTCTCTGTTACGTCAACGTCTCTTTTACAGTACTCCACCATTTCGGGGGAGAAAACTTCCCACTCCGAATGATCACCCTTAGGAAAGCCGAGCCTAGTTCCCCAAGCAGCAAGGCTGTGACCACCATCCAGATCGGCATGAAAAAGACGAGAAAGTACGAGTGTATCAAGTACTCTGTGTTCTGGAATACGTGTGCCCCATAACCTGTTAAGCACAGGAACATCGTAGCCAATAAGATTGTGTCCGCATATTTTACCACCACGCGCAAGTTCATCCATCAAACTCCTTCTAGATAAGTGGGTCAAGTGAGCTTCGTTCGATCTCTTGGTAACCACGCAATGTATTTTCGTAGGGTTCAGGCCGTCTGCCTCTATGTCTAAGAACACAGTATTCGTAGTAGGCGAGATCAAGCTGTTGTCTGTTTGAAAGTTCATGACCACTCTCCATCATCTCCTTGTTCTGCTCCTGTGTAATAATCCATTGGCCCATCTTCGACATCTTTTATCTCCTCTAGATCGTATATGTCAGCATAGTCTACATTACCGAATACTGTCAAGTCATCTTCGGCAAGGAATCTACTACACTCATTGCACATATCAACGAACTCCCCGCTTCCGCTGAACTTCTTGGTTAGCTCGTAGTTTGTCATTATCTTATCACAAGCTATACACCTCATTCAAATACCTCAGTGAGTCTACCAGTGTCCTTGTTGTACATCAGTGATGTGGCTGGTCCCGTCATACCACTGAACCTGTTCTTCAACACACGCACGTTAGTGGTGTTACGCACCATTGGATCCTCTGCCTGTGCGTTACGCTCCAACCCTAGCACGATGTCGCTCAGTTGTGCTATCGCTGCTGAACCACGTAGCTGACCAAGGCTGGTGTATGCACCGTCCTCGTGACCCTTACCATCAGGACGCTTCAGGTGTGACACAACAAACATACACACACGCATCTCCTGACAGAACATACGTAGCTTGGTCATGATCTCGTCGATCGCTTTGCGTTCATCGCCGTTGTCCTGATCCGACACCAGTATGGATATGTGATCAAGCACGATGTACTGCACACCCAGTACCTTGATCTGGTAACGGAATCGTGCCAGTACGTTCTCTATCTTGTTAGAACCAAAAGTATCCCACAGCACTACACGGTCGTCAAGGTTCAAGCTGTCGAACACTTGGTCAACCTCTGATGGTGAGTAGTCACAACCCGGAAGATGGATGGGCTTGTTGATCTGTAGTCCTACTAGACCACGGGCAGTACGGTCAGGTGTCTCTTCAAGGAACGCCAGCCCTACCCTGTCGTTGGTCTGCCCAAGAATGGAGAACACTAGCTCACGCATGAACGTAGACTTACCCAGACCAGAGCCAGCACAGATAGTGACTAGCTCAGTCGGACGTACACCAAACGTCATGTCATCCAGACCCTTGTACGGGTAGCGTACCTCTGCCTCCTCCAATGGTTTCTTCAGCGTCTCACGCAGAGAACCCAGCATCACCATGCCATCAGGTGTGTAGGTCTTCGCCGCCCACCACCGCTTGATGAAGTCTTCCTTGTCTGCGTTCAGTAAGTAGTCACACGCGTCCTTGTGTTCACCATGATGGAAGATACGTGCCTTACCACCAAAGATGTCAGCACACTCTAGAGCAGCAGACCTGCCATGATCGTCATTGTCAAAGCAAAAGATAATATTATCGTACTGGTCGAGAAAGTCGTAGGCGCGGCGACAGTCAGCAGCAGCACCTTGGGCACCATTACGAATAGACACAACAGGGTACTTACCACCAAACATTTGATAGGATGCCAGTGCATCAAACTCTCCCTCCACTACGGTTATGTATTGACCACCCGATGGGAAGAGGTGCTGACCATACAGACCAGCCTTCTTCCAATCCCCACCGATCTTGAACTGCTTGTCAGGATACCTAGTCTTCACAGCCACTAGCTCACCAACAGGATCATGATAACCAAACAGAATGTTACCTGCCTTCTGCTGTGCGGAGTACGCCGCCATCGTAGTAGCAGTCAGACCCCTGTCCTGATAGCCCTTGTATGGCTCTGAGAAGGCCGCTTTGTCGAACCCTTGTCCGGGTACTACTCGTTCCTTTATGTTGCTCACAGAGCCTCCTGTGTCCTGTGATGGGGTGAACTTGGCACAGGCAAAGCAATAGCTGGATCCATCCTCGTTGTACGACAACGCATCACTAGAACCACAGTCTTCACATTCTTGGTGCAGCTTTACGAATGCCATCAGTGTTTCACCTCCCCGTCACCAAACACGCTGATGTATTCAAGTGTTAGCTCTTCATCAGAAAGACTCTGATCTAGAAACTCACGCTTGAGTCTGATGTACGTACCCACCACTTCAACCATGGTGGTGTTGGTGAAGTCATACTCCACCAGTTCCTCAATCATTTGTTCACGCTTCAGCATTATCTTTCTCCCATAAAACAGACTGTATTTTTTCCCACGCAGTGAGCATAACATACTTATCATAAGTAGAATAATCAGATGATCCCTGCACTTTGTGGAACATAACAAAGTCGATCAACGCTTCAGCTTCGATCAGATCATCGGTATCAAAACGCAGATACCATGGCTTGGTCGTGTCTTTGTCAATCTCCATACTATTTAGTTCCTATGTATTAGTATTAATACTAGTAATAATATTAATACTTAGTTATCTATATAGATTAGTATACCACAGGTAGAAATATTGTGCTAGTCCTTACGCACCTTGATGTTTGTGAAAGATTCACCGTAGTATTCCTCAATCGGTGCGTCGAGCAAGTCTATGAACTTGTCCAGCAACCCCGATCTTCTCAACTTCCATAGCGCCTTGTGTTCAATCTGAACCACACGTTGACGGGAGATGCCAAGCGCATCAGCAACCTCCCGTTGTGTCATACCATGTCTCATATGAACCTCAACAACGATCTATCTTTTAGCTTGACCAACTTACCGTCCTTACCACAGTACAGGTCAATAAAGAGAGCAGTCTTTATCTCCTTTTTACTACGGAACACCATGTACTCCACACCATCCTCAGGCCTGAAGTCACCCAACCGTTTGACCACACGAAACATAGTGACACGATCTTTTTTAGGTTCTATGTAGGGCTTGATGTAATAACTCATTCTCCAAACTCCTCAGTTAGTTTGTTGTACAGATTATCTGTCCAATCGTTCACGTTAAAGTCAGATATAACCACCATGGGATCGTTTTCTGACCCGTTGTTGTAGATCAACGAGAACCACCCACGACAGTTACCGTCCTTGTCGTAGGCTTCAAGCTGATCCATCTCAGTCTGTGCTAGGTTCTTCAGGATGTGTAGCTTGTCACTACATCCATGCACAGACAGTTCCTCCCCATCCCAGATGGACACCTTGCCTTCATCACGCAAGCAGTAGTCCACCAGCTTCTGAATCACAGGCCGTTCACACGGTGCTGCATACTCAGGGTACTTGTTGTCAAACTGGATAATCACTTGTTCTCCTCCATGTCATCGTAAATAAGGTCAAAGATGTAGTCTTGGTTGAGCCAGTTAGATATATCATACCCGTAGGCATACGCTGTGTCCAACTCCACCACACCCTCTGTCTCAGAGAATGAGTAGGATATTTCCACATCAATGGTCATCCACGGGCAGTCAAGCTCTGTGCTAAACGTTCTGTATATCATCACTTGCCTCCAACAAACTTATCATCCACTCAATACGTGCCAGCGGTGCTGTCTTACCCATTGCCATCCCACGCATGAAGGAAGAAATACTACCTTCAAACCCTTCACGCTTGTACTTACGCATCTGCCTCAGGTTCTCAGCTTTGAGATCACGCAAGTCCTGCCTGAAGTTACGCAGTTCAACTAACAGATCAGATTTCATGTCCCATATCCTCCTTCTTCTCCTGTTCTTGATCCCTGATGATAGTGTGGTTCATCGCCAACAGATCGTCAACTTTCTCCTTCAACTCGTTGATCTGGTTCGACTTGGCCTCCAAGTTACGCACCTGAATACTGTGACCATACTCGTACACATCCTTGACCAGCTTCAATGCAGACTCGACCGTGAGTACGTTAGATACCCTAGCCAAGAACGCATCAGGCTCCTCAAGCATATGCTCAATGATGTCTCCATCACTGAAGCCCCACCCATCCATCAACTCTAGTGCGTCTTCGATGTTGTCAGGCTGCACGTAGTCCATGATCTCATCTTGGTAATCTTCAAGGTCAATAACAGACGATACTTCAATTTCACTTCTCCAACCCATGATACTTCTCCTTAAATGCATTTAAGATTAATGATGTGTGTAACTTACGTTCGGTACTGCTTTATCCCAACACGCTCGACACTCACCACACTTGTTGTCCTGCTTGGGTGCGGGGCATACGAACGAGTCAGTAGGGATTCTATCTCGGTGTACTGTGGAAGTCAAGTCGAACCTCTTCGGTGCAGGGCCGTCCACCATAGCCGCAGACACACGCACGATCAGGTTGTCAGGCATATCACCACCATACTGTGACACATACTTCGCCTCACGAGTAGGCAACCAGTGCTTAGTCTCGGGTGTCAGCTTCGCCACCTCCACGATGTTAGCTAGATGCCACACTCCTTGAAGATCACCAGAGTCATGCCACCTAAAGTACGGCGCTTTGTTGATAGCTATCGCCATGTTCTCCACCCAATCAGGATGAGAAAGAGCATCAAGCCTACGCTTCAACGCCTTCTTTACATTAGGAAAAACGTAGTTACCCTTGCAAGCATAGCAGTCCTCGCACACAGATCCCTTCACCTTCATCAGCTTTGAACCAGTGTGACAGTTCTCCGCTGGTGTTGATGTGGATCTACACGGAACCTTGCTCGGGTTAGCTAGTCCACCTACCGCATCACGAGCATCAGTTAGTCTACTCATAACATCTCCTTTAACTCCTTCTTGATACGCCTCGCATCATCACCACGCCACGAGGCAGCGTTCGATAGAAAGTAAAGCACCACACTCCTACCACTGTCAAGGTAATAGTCATCGTCAATGCTAGTCAGGTACTGCATGGCATCAAGGTATGGCTGTGCATACGGTGACACCTTCGACCACGTAGCATTAACGTCCCGCGCTATCTCATGAATAGGTCTACTCATCGCTCTTCTTCACCTCCTTTTTACAGGTACAATTATCTACAAAGTAATGGAAGTCATACCCTGTCACCGTCTCTGGTTTCACATGACAGTAGATACAGAGCAAGATGATTATTTCTTCCAAATCTTCTTTCCCACTTGGCGTCATCTTATGCCCTACGCTCCCTAATAAATCAGAAAACAAATGAGCCAGTATCTTTTTGTCCTTCGCACTAGTACGCATAACTTACTCCTCGCATTTCTTAAATGCATTTAAGTTTTGATATGACGGAAAGGTATATTTCCACCATGCCTATATTATCTCATGGCATAATAGCCACGTCAAACCAGAGGCTCTGAATGGCGCTGTGAGCGACGATAACAGAGTCAAGGGTAGGGTATAGGGTCAGACTAGAACGTCCCTCAGAGAGCGTTAGAGAGCTTCCTACAGGCAAAAAAAAGCCCCACCATGAAGGCAGGGCTGTGGGGCTGGTGCGGGTTACTTAAATTCGTAGTATCCGATCAAGATGATCCCGGCGATGATGAGCGGCCATGCTATGGTGGGATCGATCACTTGGCGAGTACCTGAGCGATGTGGGCCAGCATATCATCCGTGGTGAGGCCGTACTTGTCGCTGTGGCCTTTCTTAAGACATTCAGCCCACCATATCTCGATAGTGGCTTGCTTCTCATTGGTGCCTGTCTCACCTTCAGGTTCTGCGCCTCCCTCAGCCTTGCCAGCACTGGGAATCCTCAAGGCCTTTGCGAGTGAGTCAAGCCCCGCCGTACCCTTGTCAATGTGCTTTTGCACTACCTTCTGACCGGCAGCCGGTGTCTTGACCTTGTGATACTCGGCCATTTTAGGATCCAGCGCCGTAGCTACCTTCAGGATACATCGCACGTAACTAGTCTGAGAGTCCTTCGATCCTGTGGACCCTTTCAGCGTTTCCTTGTAACCGTCGCAGTAGTGCTTCATGTCTTCCTTTGTGTGGATGTTCTTCGCGTCCTTCATCAGTCGGGTAACGATACTGACTGAAGCCTCTGTCTGGAATGTCCCGAAGGCACGGCCAGCGAGGTAGGGAGCCGAAGTGTTGGACTGAATGTTTTCTGCTTTAGACATAATCAAATTTCCTTTTATCAACAGTGCGAAATAGCACAAGGACATTGTCAGGCTTTGGTAATCAGAAGTCAACGGAATTTCTTAAATGCATTTAAGTTTTTTACTGTACATCTATACAGTGAAATTCGATTAGCGGTTTTTGAATAGTAGGGCATAGGGTCAGGCTAATGTCGCTGAGAGAGCCATTCAGGGCTTCTGAGAGCTTATGCCATTGGGCTATAAAGGGTGCCACACAGACACACACATTTGTCATATCTGATCAGGCAACAAAACAAACAAGCGTGACTGTTTTAAACAATCTTGACTGGCTAAAACAATCAGGCCTGTCTTTTAAAAACAATCATGTTTGTTTGTTTTCTGGCGTCGGCATAGGGCCGGGGAGGGGTAATCTGCGTCGTGCGCGGCGGCGGTGCTGCTCAGACACAAAAAAGAGTCAAATTAGGCCATGGTAATTGTTGGTATTTGTCTTTTTATATCAAAAAGTTATATAAATCTAATCTGTTCTGTAAATACACAGGGAATCTGCACTGTAAATCCGGTGATTTTTCCCTACAGACGCGTCACAAACTGTAAATATTGCTTCTCTACATAGATTTATCTTGACTTTTATAAAAAAGTATGATATAATATTAAATATAATAAACAACAAGTATAAGAATAAACCAAAAAGCCCAACTAGGTAGGAACTATACAGTATGGACAACGACAAAAAGACAGGTAATCCTGTTGGTCGCCCTAAGAAGTCTTCTGTTTCTAGTAAAAAGAAAGGTTCTAGAGGAGCAGTTGGACGACCTAAGGGTGATGCAGCTATTATTAACGAGTACAAGGCTCGGATGTTAAACTCTCCACGGTCTCGTGCAGTCATGGATTCTATCTTTGACGCTGCTCTCGACCCAGACCACAAGAATCAGGCCGCAGCTTGGAAGCTAGTAATGGATCGTATTCTTCCTGTTGCTGCATTTGAAAAGGATATTGTTAAAGATGCAGGAAGAAGCGCAATACAGATTAACATCACTGGTGTCGGAGCTACGTCAATTACAAGCCAAGACGAAGAAGACACTGAAATGGAAGACGCGGTGGTTGCGGTTCAGGATCCGTGAACTTAAAAAAGAAATAAAACATCTTATCCATGAAACATTTCGATAAATCAGAGTTTGATTGCCAGCATACTGGTGAAAACCGTATGGAGCCTGAGTTTCTAGAAAAGTTAGATGCTCTCAGAGAATATTGTGGTTTTCCTTTTGTTATTACCAGCGGCTATAGAAGTCCTAGCCATCCGATAGAGGCTATAAAAGAGATACCGGGAACTCACGCGCAAGGCATAGCAGCAGACATTAAGATAACTAACTCTGCTCATCGGTATTCGCTAATAAGAGCGGCTTTAGAGCACGGTTTTACTGGCATAGGGGTCGCTGGTGACTTTATACACGTAGATACACGGGGCACTGTTCCTGTAATGTGGGTTTACTGATGTTATATACTAAGCACGTAGAACTGACTGACGCTACAGAAACAACACTGTTTACTGTCCCTTCCGGTTTTCATGCAATTATCTACTACATTTTTATTGCTAACCACGGAGGCAATACAAAAAACGCTTCCTTGCACTTTGCTAACTCTGGTGGATCTAATAGAGTAGACATTTACGACGAAGAAAGCCTAAGTAGCGGGGATAAGCTAACCCTAGGCAACGGCGGTGGGCCTCTGTTTGTCTTACACGAAAACGAAGTAGTTAAGGCTCAAACAGAAGCTAGTTCAGATATGGAGTTTGCCGTAACCTTTGATTTGCTTGAGATGGCACCAGCACTGGTTAATTTTGTATAATTAATAGGAGACTTCCGTGAAAAATGTAAGTGAAATGTTAATTGGTTTGTTTGTTGTTTTTTGTTGGTCTGCTTATGCTCTATCCGATACAGTTATTAACTATGACGATGGATCTACTTACACTGTACCGGCAGGAGAATCAGTCTACGTAACAGGACAAAAACTGTTTAAGAAAAAGCAGTGGGCTAACGGTGGTGTAAACTTTTCTGTAGTGCATCCTAATATTGCTCGTGATTTTGTTCCTTCTGTTACTGATGGATTGCAGGTAGGTAGTCATACTTGGTGTAAGGCGTATGTCCCTTGGTCAGAGGGTTTGACCTTTGACATGATTACATGGCAGCGTTCTTGTGATACAAACAATGACAATAAGTATGGTTGTGGTGACGATCAGTTTGATACTTCAGAAGATTCTGGTGTTTGCTCAGAATAAGTGACAGACTTAAACGTACAACTGTTGCCTTGGCAGCAGGAAGTCTACTCTGATCCTACTAGGTTCAAGGTAGTTGCGGCAGGACGGCGTACAGGGAAGTCCCGTCTTGCTGCTTGGATGTTAATCATTAATGCACTACAGACCGATAAAGGTCAAGTTTTTTACGTTGCGCCCACTCAGGGTCAGGCCCGTGACATTATGTGGCAGACCCTATTGGAGCTAGGACACCCTGTGATAGCAGGTAGCCATATTAACAACCTGCAGATCAAGCTGGTCAACGGGGCCACCATTAGTCTTAAGGGAGCCGATAGGCCTGAGACAATGCGTGGTGTGTCCTTGAAGTTTCTTGTGATGGACGAGTACGCAGACATGAAGCCTGACGTATGGGAGCAGATCCTCCGTCCAGCACTGGCTGACCAAAAGGGTTCAGCAATGTTCATAGGTACGCCTATGGGTCGTAACCACTTCTATGAACTGTACAAGTACGCGGAGTTAGGTAGCGATGAGACTTACAGGGGCTGGCATTTCACCAGCTACGACAACCCGTTGTTGGACTCATCTGAAATCGACATGGCGAAAAAATCAATGTCGAGTTACGCCTTCCGTCAAGAGTTCATGGCCTCGTTTGAAGCCAGAGGCTCAGAAATGTTCAAAGAAGGCTGGGTGCAGTTCGGAGAAGAGCCAGAGGTCGGAGATTACTACATCGCTGTTGACTTGGCTGGCTTTGAGGAAGTAAACAAAAAACGGACAAAGAACAGTAAACTTGATGAAACCGCAATCGCTGTCGTTAAAGTTAGTCCTGATGGTTGGTACGTTGATAACATTATATATGGGCGGTGGAGCCTTGACGAGACTGCCGCCAAGATATTTCAGGCCGTTAGAGACTACAGACCCGTTAGCGTTGGTATTGAAAGGGGAATAGCAAAGCAGGCAGTAATGTCGCCTCTGACAGACCTACAAAAACGCTATGGCACGTTTTTTCGTGTAGAAGAGCTGACTCACGGTAACAAGAAAAAGACTGACAGAGTTATGTGGGCGCTACAGGGGCGTTTTGAAAACGGATACATTGCATTAAACAAGGGCGAGTGGAACAACAGATTCTTAGATCAACTGTTTCAGTTTCCTGACCCACTGACCCACGATGACTTGGTTGACGCACTAGCTTACATAGATCAGTTAGCACAAGTAGCGTACCACTACGATTACGAAATTGACGATCACGAAATATTAGATGTTGTAGCAGGGTACTAATGGTTTTTAGAAAATTTAACACATACGGCATTTACGCTATCTCTGCCATAGTATTTTTTACTATGGGCTACAGCATAGCTTTAATCTAAGGAATTAACTATGGCAGACGAAATCTACGAAGAAGATCCTTTGATGATTCAGGAGTCTCTTGAAGAGTGGGTAATTACTAAATGTGAAAACTGGCGTGATTACTATGAGTCAAACTATGAAGCAAGATTTGAAGAATACTATCGACTGTGGCGAGGTCAATGGGATCCTGCTGACTCTGACCGAGTATCCGAACGCTCTAGAATTATTTCTCCTGCGCTTCAACAAGCTGTAGAGTCTAACGTAGCAGAGTTAGAAGAAGCCACCTTTGGTCGTGGTAAGTGGTTTGACATTGCTGACGATGTAAACGACAAAGAGCGTCAGGACGTTCAGTATCTACGTAAAAAACTAACGGAAGATTTTGAAAACTGCAAAGTACGTAAAGCTGTTGCAGAGTGTCTTATCAACGCTGCTGTATTTGGTACAGGCATTGGCGAGATTATTCTTGAAGAAGTAAAAGAAATGGCCCCTGCTACTCAACCTGTTATGGGAGGAGAGCTAACAGCAGTAGGTGTTAATATTACAGACAGGGTTGTGGTAAAACTTAAACCTGTACTTCCACAAAACTTTTTAATTGATCCAGTAGCTACATCTATTGATGATGCTTATGGAGTAGCTATTGATGAGTTTGTTTCTAAACACTCTGTAGAGTTGTTACAAGAGCAGGGCGTTTATCGTAGAGGGTATATTGGATCAGCAGCGCCTGATACTGATTTAGAACCAGATCAAGACCTTACAATTTACAATGACGATAAAATACGATTAACAAAGTATTATGGTCTTGTTCCTCGTGAACTTCTTGAAGATGAAGGCGTAGAAGTCGAATCAGATTCAATGTACGTTGAGGCTATTGTTGTTATTGCTAACGGTGGTACATTATTAAAAGCTGAAGCTAACCCATACATGATGGAAGACCGTCCTGTGGTAGCGTTTCCTTGGGACGTAGTTCCGGGTCGATTCTGGGGTCGTGGCGTTTGTGAGAAGGGTTATAACAGTCAAAAGGCTTTGGACACTGAGTTACGCGCACGTATTGATGCCCTGAGTCTTACGATTCACCCGATGATGGCTATCGACGCCACTAGACTTCCACGAGGCGCTAGACCTGAGGTTCGTCCGGGTAAAATGATTCTTACTAACGGAGATCCTCGTGAAGTACTACAACCGTTTAACTTTGGACAAGTTAACCAAATTACTTTTGCTCAAGCGGCATCGCTTCAACAGATGGTACAACAAGCTACAGGGGCTGTTGACTCTGCAGGTATTGCTGGGCAAGTAAACGGCGAGGCTACTGCTGCTGGTATTAGTATGTCGTTAGGCGCTATTATTAAGCGTCACAAACGTACTCTTATTAATTTTCAACAGTCTTTTTTATTGCCGTTTGTAACTAAAGCAGCACACAGGTACATGCAGTTTGACCCTGAAAACTATCCCGTAGCTGACTACAAGTTTAACGCTACGTCTACTCTGGGTATTATTGCTCGTGAGTACGAAGTTACTCAGCTTGTGCAATTGCTACAGACGATGAAGCAGGACAGTCCGCTGTACCCTGTACTTATCCAGAGCATTATCGACAACATGAATCTATCAAACCGTGAAGAGCTTATTGCTACTATGCAACAAGCTTCGCAACCTAATCCTCAAATGCAACAAATGCAGATGCAAATGCAACAGGCTCAGATGGCTTATCAACAGAGTCAAACTGCAGCGTTCAATGCTCAAGCTGCTGAGTCTCAAGCAAGGGCGCAGAAGTACGCTATTGATGCTCAGCTTGCTCCTCAAGAGTTGGAAATTGACAAGATCAACGCAATCACTAAAAACCTCAAAGAAGGTGATGAAGACGACAAAGAGTTTGAACGTCGCCTGAAGATTGCAGAAACACTGTTGAAAGAAAAGCAAATCGAAGGAAAAACTTCTAATGTTAATGACACAAACCGAAATCAACAACCTACTGAGCCAAGTCAACGAAGCCTTCAAAACGCACTCAGAGCAGTTGGAGGAACTCAGGAACAAGGTCGCGGATTTAGAGGAGAAAGTTAATGCCCAAGGAGAAAGACCCAAAGCTAAAGCGAGCAGGAGTAAGCGGGTACAACAAGCCGAAACGGACTCCTAACCATCCTACTAAAAAGTTTATTGTAGTTGCTAAAGAAGGCGACAAAACTAAAACTATTCGGTTTGGTGACGCTAAGATGAAAATTAAAAAAGATCAACCAGCGCGTCGTAAATCTTTTAGAGCGCGTCACAAATGTGATACTAATCCTCCTAGTAAATTAACAGCTAGATATTGGTCGTGTAAAAAATGGTGATAATATGAAAGTTCCTGCTCCAAAAGGTTACCACTGGATGAAAAGCGGTAACAACTACAAACTAATGAAAGATCCTGCAGGTGGATACAAACCTCACAAGGGCGCGTCTAAGTCTGCAAACTTTGAAGTACAGAAAGCCCACAAAAAGTAAGGAGATAGTTATGAAGCTAAGACCAAGACCAAAGAAAACAAATAAAAAGAAAAAAGGACAACCAAAAAAAAGAAAACCTGCTAGGTACTAAAATGCCTAAGAAAAAGAAAAAGGCAAACGATGCGTGTGCGCGGAAGGTCAAGGCTAGATACAAGGTATGGCCTTCTGCTTACGCGTCTGGTGCTGTGGCTAAGTGCCGCAAGGTAGGCGCTAAAAACTGGGGTAAGAAAAGTGGCCGTAAGAAAAAGTAAAAAAGGCGCAGCCCTCAAAAAATGGTTCAAGGAAGAATGGGTAGACGTTAAAACAGGCAAACCCTGTGGACGTAAGTCTGCAAAAAAGGGTGAGTCTAAGCGTCCGTACCCCTCGTGTCGCCCTAAAGCGGTAGCTGCTAAGATGACAAAAGCTGAAAAAGCCTCGTCATCTAGGCGTAAAAAAGGTCCAGCTAGGATCAAACACGCTGTAACAGCCTCTGGTAGAAGGCGTAAAACTACCAAAAGTAAGAAATAACTATTGACAAAGTTATAAAAATATGGTATAATAATATCATATAGTTCTATAGAGATAACCTAAGAGGCCTCAGATGGATCAAGAAACACAGAAATATTACGACACATACTTTAGTCTTTTTGCTACCGATGGGTGGCAACAGTTAATGGAGGATTTTGGAAACAATGCTCTACAGATTAACAGCGTAGAGTCAACTAAAGATAGTGATGATCTGTACTTTAGAAAGGGACAACTAAACGTATTAGCCCATTTAATTAATCTACAGTCCATCATGGAAACTAACTACGAGGAAGCATCAAAGGCTTCTGAAGAAGATGATTAAAGTATTTGATTTTAAGTGTACCAATGGTCACTTGTTTGAAGCATTTGTAGAAGGTCACGTAACAACCACTAGGTGCGGTTGTGGTGCCAACGCTACAAAAATCGTATCAGCAACGCAACACATACTTGAAGGTCACTCAGGTGATTTCCCCGGAAGACACATGAAGTGGGTAAAAGAGCATGAGCAAGCTGGACGAAAAGGCAGGGAATCCTAACGGGCAACTCCCATTTTATTTCTCCATAACCTTTAGAGGCGGGGTAAGTTTACAATGTCAAGAGCGACAATTATTGATGAGCGTTTGGAAGAAGAAGAAGCAACTGACGAACTAGATACACAGGATACTGTTGAGACTCCTGAAGAGGAACAACCTGAACAAGAACCTGAATCTAACATTCCAGAAAAGTACCAAGGTAAGTCTGTCGAAGAACTCGTGCAGATGCACCAAGAGCTTGAAAAGTTCTCAGGTAAACAAAGTACGGAAGTTGGTGAGTTACGTAAAGTTGTTGATGATTACATACAAACCCAAACACAACTCGCAGAGCAACAAGCACCTCAACAACAGCAAGAAGATGACGAGTTAGATTTTTTTGTCGATCCTGAAGCTGCTGTTAGTCGAGCTATAGATAATCATCCTAAAATTAAAGAAGCGCAAGCATATACGGAGCAAGCTAAAAAGCAAGCTACGTTAGCGCAACTACAACAGCAATATCCGGATATGGAAGATATTCTTCAAGATCCTAAGTTTGCTGAGTGGATTAAAGGATCAAAAGTCCGAACACAGTTGTTTGTTCAGGCTGACCAATCGTACGATTATGACTCTGCTAATGAGTTGTTTAGTCTCTGGAAAGAGAGAACGCAAACAGTTCAACAGACAGCGCAAGCTGAAAAAGCAGCCCGTAAGAGTTCAGCTAAGTCAGCCAGTACAGGCAACGCTCGCGGAACAGCAGAAGGAACGCGTAGAAAAGTTTATCGTCGTGCTGACATTATTAAACTTATGCAATCCGACCCTGAACGCTACATGGCACTACAGCCTGAAATAATGGCAGCCTATGCAGACGGGAGGGTCAAATAGCCTAAAGGAGAAATATCATGGCTACAGCAACTTATCCCGGCGCGGCTGGTTTTACCGCGAAAACAGAAGCTGACAAGTTTATTCCAGAAATCTGGAGTGACGAGATTATTGCAGCTTACCAGAAGAACCTGAAGATGGCTCCCCTTGTCAAGCGTATTGCTATGACTGGCAAGAAGGGTGACAAGCTTCACATTCCTAAGCCCGTACGTGGTGACGCAAATGCTAAGGCTGCTGACACTGCAGTTACCATCATTGCGAACACCGAAGGTGAACTGACTGTTGACATCGATCGTCACTTTGAGTACTCACGTCTCATCGAGGACATCGTAGAAGTACAGGCTCTGTCTTCTCTGCGTCAGTTCTACACCGAAGACGCTGGTTACGCTTTGGCTGTAAAGATCGACAATGATCTTCACGCTGCTGCTACTGGCTTTGGTGACGGCACCATGAACCTGTCACCTGCTGTAACTGGTGCAGACTACGAAAACACTGGCACGTTCTTTAACGATGCTGGCTCAACTATCACTCAGTACACTGATGATACTGTTGTTGCTGCTGACGTATTTAACGACGCTTTCTTCCGTGGCATGATCCAGAAGCTTGACGACAACAACGTACCTATGGACGGACGTAACTTTGTTATTCCTCCTTCAGTACGTAACACCATCATGGGTATCGACCGTTACGTGTCTTCTGACTTCGTAAGCGGACAGGCTGTAAACTCTGGCCTGATCGGTAACCTCTACGGTGTAGACGTTTACGTTTCTGCTAACTGCCGAACCATTGAGAACGCGGCTAGCAACTCAGCGTTTACTGGTGATGTTCGTGCGGCGCTTCTGTTCCACAACGATGCACTCGTTATGGCAGAGCAGCAAGCAGTTCGTTCGCAGACTCAGTACAAGCAAGAGTACCTCTCTACGCTGTACACTGCAGACTGCCTGTACGGTGTTCAGGTATATCGTCCTGAAGCTGGTTTTGTACTGGCTATCCCAGAGGCCTAATAGGTCACTACAGGGGGGTCGCAATGGCCCCCTTTTCCATTTCTTGTTTGTTTTTTTAGGAGTAGTCTATGCCAATCTTTCGCGGCACTGGTGGTTCAGGTGATGCTTCTACGGATGCGTTTGCGTCCCAAGTAAGCACAGACGCCCAGACTGCCACTACAAAAGCAAACGAAGCTGCTGCATCTGCTACATCAGCTTTAGCGGCGCAAACTGCTGCCGAAGCTGCTCAGACAGCCGCAGAAACCGCACAAACTAACGCTGAGACTGCAGAGACAAATGCAGAAACAGCAGAAACTAACGCAGAAACTGCAGAGACAGCCGCAGAAACTGCTCAAACTGCTGCTGAAACAGCAAAGACTGCAGCAGAGACCGCAAAAACCGCCGCAGAAACAGCGCAAACAGCGGCTGAGACTGCAGAGACAAATGCAGAAACAGCGGAATCAAACGCGTCTACATCAGCTACTACAGCCACAACGAAGGCTACTGAAGCCGCTACGTCAGCAACCAATGCAGCAACGTCAGCTACTACAGCCACAACTAAGGCCACTGAAGCTGCTACAAGCGCAACCAATGCAGCAACATCAGCGACAAACGCGGCTACATCAGCAACAGCCGCAGAAGCTGCCAAAGATGCTATTGATGGCCTTTACTTAGGCGCTTTGTCTAGCAATCCAACTGTAGACGGTAACGGTGACGCGGTTACTACAGGTGACTGGTATTTCAATACAACAGATAACAGCACAAGAATTTACACTGGTAGTGCTTGGGATACCATTAATCCAGACTTAGTAGGCGACACAACGCCACAGCTAGGCGGTACTCTTGACGCTAATGGTAACAATATCGACATGGGCACTAATGTTATCACTGATACCAAAGTTGGTCAGTGGGACACTGCCTATGGCTGGGGTGACCACGGTGCTGCTGGTTATCTTACTGCCAATCAAACTATTACTTTATCTGGAGCAGTTACTGGCTCTGGTACAACGGCTATTACAACAACACTGTCAACTGTTGACGGAGGTACTTATTAATGACAACGATTAAGTTAAAGAACGGTTCAGGCGCACCAGCGGCAAGTGATCTTGTTCAGGGCGAACCTGCGCTGGATCTAACTAATAAGCGCCTCTACACGGAAGACTCAGGCGGCAATGTAATTGAAGTTGGCACTAATCCCACCAGCTTGACTACGGGTACGTTTACCTCCACAGGCATCGACGATAACGCCACAAGCACTGC